GTCGTTTTAGTCACCACCCATCATCTCGCGATGAGGGTAGTCATGGGGGACGTTTAGTTTTCAAACTACGTCAGCCCATCCACGTTGCAATCGTGTGCGGTGTGGAACCGCATACTCCAACCCTCTCGTCGCTACCTCGCTTAACCCACGATGGGTTAAGCTTAGTAACGAGTCTTGGAGATGCCACCAGGCATCGGTAGCGGGCTGCGAAAGCAGTCCACCCACCAAGGTAACTCGGGTCTGCCACTTATGATGCCTCTGATTAAACCTCAGAGATCCCTCATGGTGTAGCAGGGTGACCAAATCACATGCCTCATATCGATACAATCCTTGGGTTAGCGGGTTATTGCCTAATGGCAAACGCCCGTGATACCTTTGGACTTCTCGGTATAAGGCACTAGAGGTTCGGTGCATACCATCAATGTATAGCGCTTTCGCAAGCGTACACATAGACAGGGCACCGGGACCAGAGCTAGCATCCAGCTCCCTTAATCTACGAGGCGTAACGTCAATGCCACGATAGGCATCAACGCCACATGATTCTCGGAAGAATCCGTGTAGAAACGTCTTATTGAAGTTGACCGCAAGGCCAACTCGCAACAAGGCGTCAACTACACCGTCGTAGAACTTAACAGGGAACAGGATGTCATCTCCGAAGACATATATATCGCTACAGTAAGTACCGTAACGACACATTATGCCAGCTTGAACGAGACTAAAGAAGATAAGGCTTTGAACAGGAAACGTTAATGCGTTTCCCATCGGGGCCCATTTTCTCAAGTCTATGATACGCTCATCTAATAACCTAACTCTATGAGCTCGACTGCAACTAAGTTTCTCGTATGCATAGTCTCCAAAAAGGAGACGTACTAACGAGCAGCTGATGCGGTCGCTGGCTTCCTTTAGATCAAGAGTACAATACTCACGATCTATTGAGGCCTTAAGGGCTAAACCACCATTAACTCCCTGATCGTCAAAGACAATACGTCCGTGACAAGGGGAGCTAGGGGAGGTTATCGCCCGCTCTAGGAGTCTTCTACAACCTTGTTGGATCCAAACAGCCTCTTTG